GGAAAACAAATCAGGATCGTGAGTGTGCATATTGATTGCATGAAAGTCTAACGAATCGCCAATATTAACGATGAAGTCAGGATTAAATTCTTTCTTGATGGTTTTTAAAAACTCGAAACTATCTTTATGATGATATGGAATGTGAAGATCAGAAATAACTAGAATAGATTTGTACATACATTTTCATATGGCATCATCTATGTTGCTGGTTCTGTTTCTGGTACTGGCGGTGTTCCCATTTGGCTTCCATTAGCTTGTTGTGCACCACCTATAACTCCTTGAGCTTGTTGCATCATCTGTTGTATCTGTCCAGCAGCCACTTGCATTTCTTGTTGTGATCTAATTAATTCTTCAGGGATACCTAATTTCTTTGCAACATATTTTGCGATTTCATCTTGCTTAACTAGAATATTTAACATTTGTGGACCTACTCTAGCTTGGATTATTCCTAAAAATCTATCAAGTGTTGCAACATCTTGTTGATGTTGTGCTTGTGCTAATGGAGAAGAAGATTTAATTTTAATTTCTCTACCATTAATAACTGGAATTTTAATTCGACCTTGTTTCTTTAAAATATAAACTACTCTTTGTAAAACTGGATTAACTAATTCTGCTTGCAGTCTTCCGAATGCTGAACCAATCTGTCTTGAAAGATCAGCCATTCTTTCTGCAACTTCTGTCGCAGACATTGGAGTCTTTTCATTGGGTGTTCCCAACATTTCATTGTACAAAGCTTTTTTAATATTTGTTCTCATATCTCTAAGAACTAAATCAGAAACATTAAAGTTTCCTGCTTGTTCGATTTTTGTTAGTCCTGAAGAGCCAGCCGCTTTCGGAATGATAGTTCCCGGAATCAAGGCAATATTATCTACATTGATAACTCCGTCATCTTCTACTTGATACATTCCTGAAATTGCCATTTGTGCATTTTCAAGAATCAACTCTATAACTAAGTTAGAAGTTTTAATTGCTGGTAACGCTAATTGTAACGGTCCTCTTCCATATACCTCGCCTGCAACTTTAGACCATCTATAAATTATATATGGATTGGAACCTAAACCTTTAAAACTATTTGATAAAAGTTTGTGTTCATATAAAGGAGCAATTACACAAAATGTATATTCCTCTTCTTGAAGATTGTAATAATTTTTATAAACAATTTCTATAACCTCACATTCGTGGTCAGGATTCTTTTCTCCATCCATAACCATTTTGTCAGAAAGGACTCCATCGGGATAAGCAACTAATAATTCTTTCATACGAATTAATCGCTTACGAAAGATATGATCTATCTTATCATCGTGTCCTGAATCTAAAACAATTTGAGGTAATGGAATAGCTTTAAACTTTACGGGCTGAACAGCATCTCCCTCTTCAACTAAAAGACATCCAGTACCTACTGCTATATCTAAAAATGTTTCGTGAACCTCTTGTGAGAAATTTGAATTTTGTAATATTTCAAAAACATATTCTGTTGTTTCATCTAAAGCTAAATTAACTTCTCTTCGTTGATCTTTTGGAATTTCTGATCCTGCAACAAAGTCTGCCCATCTTGCATAGTTAGGAACAATACCTGCTTGTAACCTAGAGGCGAATTCTTGTACACCAACTACCGCAGTTTCATCAAAGATTCTGTCTGTTCTTTTGCTACCAATAGATTCTGAAAAGAAACTTTCTCGTTGAGGTAGAGCAAATTCATAACATTCTTCAAATACGGGAAGCCACATATCCTTAATGGCTCTTGCGTGGCTGTAACGACTAAGTAATTGTTTTACTATTCCATCAGTAGGGTTTACTGATCGTTGTGGTTTAACATCTATAACCATTGACTATGCTCCTAGTGTTTGACCACTCATTAAACTGCCTGCAATTTCAAAACCTTGTCCGCCACGTCTTCCAGTAAGAAGTGATCGTCTTCCTCTTCTTCCTGTATAAGCAGCAACTCTTTGTTCATACTGTTCTGCTTTGGTTTTGGTTCTTTCAAGCTGTTGTTGTTTACGAAGTCTTTCTCGTTGTTGTCTTACACTTTCCGCTTCAGGTGGTGGAGGAGGAGGTGCGGGAATAGATGGAGCTTTAAATGGACCTACACACATCTATCTTCTCCTTTCATAAACTGATTTTGGTTTAACATCAAATACATTAAAATTCCTTTTTGCTATTATTGGTTTACTAACTTTTCCACCCATTGTCAAAGCCCTACCCTCGCCAGCACCCAGTAAAAGATATTGGAGAGCATCGTGAATGTGAGAGAACCTATTTTTGTTTGGCTTTTCATCATACCGTTCTCCCGATACCTGAAGTCTTCTATAATGATAACCGCCACTAAATCCTTTTATTAAGTTATTACATTTAGGATCAATTAATAATCCGCTTTCTCCATCAATCATTCTTGCAAGAACGCTATTAACTGATTCCAATCTAATCGTTACATCATTAGATGGAGCAGGTCTAGCAATTACTCCTTTGCCTCTTAGGATTTGGAAAGGCGTACTTTCATCTGTTTGCACTCTATGATCCCCTGCGGGATCGCCATAAATATAAAATTCCCTAGGCAAATAAAGGGACATCTGTTGTTTCATTAAAACAGAAAATCTTACAATGCCCATATCTTCTGCAACTAATTCATCTATAACAATCCATCTTCCTCTAATTCTTTGAGCAAAAATACAAGCAGGTGTTAATCCAAAGTCTAATCCCATAAATATAGGAATGCCATCGGCAATAGCAATATCTCCTTTAGCAACATGAACATCTGCTTTAAAGGATTCATAAACAGGTTTGCCATCTTCTATTTGTCCAAGCTTATTTAAAATATAAACATCAATCCAAGATTTTGTTTTACCTCTGATAATATTTTTATAATAGTTGGGAGTCAGGTTCTTATTGTTCTCGGCTTCAGTATTCATAGTATACCCTTGAATTTCTCTTTCATTATTCTTTTGTTCAAACATCGCAGGGGGCTGGTTAAAGAATTTCCAGTTGTCAGGTTTAATCAGCATCTTGGCTTCTTGCTTGGTAATGTAATCGGGAATGATTGTTTCTCCTGCTAGGATTGCCCACCAGTGATCTGTATCGGGAGGATTGGTATCGCATATAACTCCATACCAAGTAGGACCACCATCCCTCATACTTGGATAACGACCAACACGCATTGAACACGCATCGATAATTGATTTGGGAATTTCTCTTGCTTCATTAATCCATACTCCAGTCAGTTCAAGGGAAAGTAATTTCTTTACATCTTCAGGTCTATCAAGGGCTAGAAAAATAACTTCTAAATCTATATCGCCTTTCTTAATCCTATGAGTATAGGGAACAGACCAAGTAAAATCTCCCCATTCTTCTTCAGGCAACCAGTCAAGCCAAGTCTTAATGGTTGTTGTTTTTAACTGGGGATTGGTATTACGAATAACCGCCCATCTTGATTTTCTTATTTTATCTTCCGAGGGTTCTTGTATTAAAGATCGTCTTAGAATTTCAATACAACAAGCCACGGACTTTCCACTACCTACAGGTCCTCTCAATCCTCTAAAGAAACTATGGTCCTTTAAAAATTTTTTGATTATTTCCCCGTCAGGTTTATAAGTTAGTGATCCCATAATCTATTGCCAGCTTGTGTAACTGCTCCAATGTTTCAGGAGTTATCTTTTCTAATATCCTATCTGCTTCTCTATCAGTTTTATTTTCTTTTGGGTAATGTTTCATATGAACATTCTTGACTACGGTTCTTAGTAGTTTGATTTCGTCTATGGAGTATTTGGTAAAGATGTTCAGAAAACCCCAAGCTTACGCAGATAGTTGGGATCGTGGATTAATTTTTGGATTTTGTCTTTGTGATCGTCAAGTTCTTTGAGAAGTTCTCCCACATACTTCTTATGTTGCTTTTCAACTTCCTTAAGTCTTTCATTTTCTCTTTCAAGCTTAAGTAGATAAACCTGAGTATCATCTGCTAGACTTCCCATTGATCTAATATTTGGGCTTTTGCCATCCTTTCGGATTCTTCTTCGCTATGACCTTTTTGGATTTTGATTTCTTTGTATTGCTCGATTGCTTTTTTCTGCCTTTCATCCCTAGCTTTCTTTT